TGGATAGCCAAGAAGTTATCAATGAGTTATGCAGACTCTAGTGGTACTCCGATACAAGGTATAAAATCAGTAATTAATGATTATAATAATGGGTCAAGAAGGTCATTACAATCAGTAGGTGATGGATATACATCGCTAGTGGATAAAGTTCCCGAATTTGCAAATGATTTAACATACTCTTCTACATCTGACGCAAATGGAGATAGTGCAGAATTGGAGGTCACAACCGCAGTTTGGACAGGATCAAAAACCGATTCGGATATTAATGGGCAATGGGACTATAGGTCTAAAAATAATGGTAACGATGACATATTTGATATTGCTCACGCTCATTACGATTATCTGATTTCAGTTTCATCAGTTGCCCTTAAAGGACTCGGAACTTTAAATGTACCCGTAATATTATTTGATGATTCCTCAATCACAGACACTTACGCATCAGCAAAAGCACTCACAGAAATCACTGATGCTAATAAGTTCTACGACAGAGCAAAGGCATATTTAGTGGACAACTACGCAGGCGAGGCATCAACAATTGTAACAAGAGACGGAAACACAATTGATGCCAGAGGGTATGATGTAGTGGTTGATGATCAAGCATCTGATGTCTTTGCATTCAATGGCACTACGATCACAATTAAGGCATCCCGTTTCGTTGGAAATATACAGACCACTGGAACAATCACTCTATTAAACGACGCAGAAATCGTTGGAAACTATGGAGATATCAGCGTTCTACCATTTACAATCACTAACGTAGAAGCAGGAAGCACTGTGCAACTTTATAACGTCACAGACGACAATGAAATTTCTAATGATGTAGTCACAGGAACTGCTGGTACAAAAGTCACCTATTCAGGAACCTATGCAAATTCATTGGCCGATCCGGATGATGAAGTGAGATTAAGAATCACTTGTCAGTCAGGAACCACTGCTCTATTACCTTTTGAAACATTTGGAGTAGCTTCTACTGCAGGAATTAGCTTTAAAGCAAATCAAGTTGATGATACTATTTATAACAATAACGCAATAGATGGTAGTGCCGCTAATTACGATAGCGCAACTTTAGAAATTGACGCAGATTACACTAATTTCCAACTTGATGTGTCAGATACAGACAATCCTGGATCTGTAACTGTTCAGCAAATTTACGCTAAATATGCATATCTAGTTACTACAAGCGAAGGTATTCAAAAGTTTTTTGGAGCAATCACAGCAGAAAATGGAAGCAACTATAAAATTAATACCAGTGTAGTTGATTTAAAAATACAAAATATAAGTACTAGCGACATGATTATCACTGGAGCAAGATTATACAGAGACGATAACACAACTGTTATAATTAAAGGTCCATCTGGATCAGGCACATTGAGTCATGACACGGGAGAATTTTTACAGTATATTCAGCCTCAAGTTACAGCATCTCTAAATGAATATGGAGTTGCAGGGCCAGATGACTTGAACCCAATCAAAAAGAATACTAATCTAATACCTGGATTATTATAATTGATGAAATATTATGTTGTTGATTCTCAAGTTGAAGCGGACGCATTAAGAAGTCAATGCTATCAAGCTTTACTTGATGAAATTAATGCCTCAACCGAAGAAATAAAAGTAAATCTTCCTTTGGCAGGCGCCCACGTAGGCGTAACCCAACACAAAAATTTAAGTGCCAATACTATAGTAAAACTAACTCCACCAATAGGAACAATGATTGATGGAGAAACAAACTTTGTTTTAGACAAAAGATATGAAGGTATTGGTGTTTATAGCGATGGATACAATTATTATATTCAATAATGAGCGCGGACAAACAATTTTCTTTGATCAAAGTATCTGATATTGAGTATGATCAACAAATAACTGACTCTCATATTTTATATGAAGACCTTTCTGGTCATTTTGATTTGTATATTCAAGAAACAAATCTTTGGGCTGCAAGCCAGCAAAGAGCCACAGACGGAAAATATATCGTACCCTACTCTGACCTCGTAGGAACAGGAAGTTATACTGTCGAGGAGGCCACAGAAAGCTGGTTTTCAACACCTAGCGCATAGACACAAAAAAGCCCCCTCGTTTCCGAGGAGGCTAGATTAGTTCAGATATCTATTGAATTAGAAATTAACTGTAAGCGCCGCGGCAACAATACATTCTCTGTCGATAATGTCAGAATCAACTTGGTCTGCACTCAAGGAAAGGGTCAAACCTTTAGTGATTTCTTTGCTTGCGGTGGCGCCAATAGAATAATACCCGACATTATCTTCTTGGCGAAGATCTGAGTCGCCAATAACTCCATTTAATAGGACATCAATTCCCTTGAATTTTAAATCGTGAGACAATTCAAGATCAAAGCTGTTTGCATCTCTACTTAAGTTTTGACCAAGTGTAATCTTTGGGTCAAGTAAAGTATGCCATTGTCCGCCAAAAACAAAATCTGTTGTTTGAGATTCTGTAAAGTTGTCGAGATGACGAACTCCACCAAAAACAGAAAACTTGTCATTGATTTGAGCTTCAACTCCGCCATTCAAAAGAGTAATTCCTTCGTACGAACGAGTGTTGTGAGCGCTTTTTACATCGAACACAAGATTACCTCCAAGCGAATTTGTATGCGTATAATCTGCGGATAATTGAACAGAATCTTTTGCCAGTAACTCACCTCTCGAGAAAAAGTCGGATCCATATCCAACCGAAAGGCTGTTAGCGAAAGCTGCGTTAATGATAAGTGCTGCAAAAGCAGTAATTGTTAGTAGTTTAGTTTTCATAATTTAAACAGTACATGATAACATATATATCAGAAAAGTCAAGCTATTTCTATTCTTTGTGTTTTTTGTTTTTTGCGCGGTATATTGATGTATAATATGCCATCTCGACAAGCTGCCTTTATTTTTGTAGCGTCTAACTCATCTTTTAGTGTGAAAAGATTGGTTGATTGTGTGGATGAGAATTGTTGATGAAGATATTTTTCTTCTGTGGTTTCTTTTGGTGTGCACACGACTTTGAGGGCGCCTTTCTCGAACGACAATTCGATATCCTCTTTGGTAAATCCGGGACATTCCAATTGTATCTCCACTTCTTTTTCGCGACTTATGATATTTGCGCGACGTCTTGACTCAACTGTGTCAAACAGTGAATCCGAGAACAATTCTTCGAGTAGATTGCTCCATGCGTTAGTGTTATTGCTGAATGAATCATTAATATAATATGACATTTTGTTTTCCTTTGTTTGATTGTTTGTGTCGATGTGTCACAAAAACACTATGTTTTTGATATTCACAGTTATATATTTGCTGGATTCGTGCCAAATAAAAAGCCCCCATTTCTGGGGGCTTTAGCAGTTAGTAATTCCTCTTGGAGAATTAAAAATCGTCTTCCAGAGCACCGCTTTGTTGATACTCTCTTACTCGACGCTCAAAGAAGTTGCCCATAGCTTGAACATCAACAACTTCACTAAGCCAAGGAAATGGATTCTTATCACTTGGAAAGCGATAATCCAACCCAATACCTTCTAGTCTACGATTGCCAATGTAATGCATATAATCAACAAACATATCTGCATTCAATCCAAGAATACCTGTTGGTAAAACATCGTGTGCATATGCGATTTCAAGCTCGACAGCTTTTTTCATATGATCCACAAATTCTTGCTGAATTTCTTCTGTCCAGATTTCTGGATTTTGCTCGATAAGAGTATTGATAAGATATGTGCCAAATGCAATATGCGAGCTTTCGTCGCGCAGAGTATACTTGATTTGATCAGAGATGCCCTGTAGCTTGTTTTGACGACCAAGCGCAAGCAGCATAGCAAATCCGCTAAAGAAAAAGGTTCCTTCGCACACAATCCAATAGGTCAGAAAGTTGCGCAGAATTTCTTGCTTTCCTTCGATGCTATGAGCGTTAAAGTCTTGTCGACTAATATCATTGGTGATTTGCATAAGAAAGTCATCCTTCGCTTTGATGCTGGGAATTGTTTCGTATGCCGCAAACACCTCTTCAATATCGAGGTCTAAACTGTCACAAATATATACTACCGTGAGATTGTGAAGGCTTTCTTCAAACGCTTGGCGCAAGATATACTGGCGGCACTCAGCGTCCGTAATATATCTAAAGGCGCTAAGCAAAAGATTATTACCAACCAAAGACTCAGATCCAGCAAAAAATCCAAGACAGCGTTTAACAAGTAATTTTTCATCGTCTGTAATTTCATCATTCTTCCATTGTTTAATATCGGATTGCATACTTATTTCAGTTGGCATCCAATTGTTTGCGCAACTTTTTAAGAATAAATCCCATGCAAATTTATGTTTATGTGGTAAGATTCTGTTTACACCTGCGATGTTCTCGGTGAGAAGTTCTCCTGTTTTAGTTTCCATGTTTATAATATATCAAATATGTATAACGTTGTCAATTCAAAATTGGATCAAATTATTGGCAGCTTTCACAAGTTCCACCATTTTTCATTGCTTCAATACTACAAGCTGTAGCTTCTGCACTTTTTGTTTCAGTGTTTGCTTTTTCTACTTTCGATGCAGCGCGATTGCGCAAATAGTATGTTGTTTTTAATCCAGCTTCCCAACATGCCATGTATACATCATTCAAATACTTTAATGAAGTAGACTTGTTGTAAAGATTAAAACTTACTGCTTGATCAATCCATTTTTGACGAACTGCATTACATTCAATCAACTTAAACATATCGCGATCAAATGCTGTTTTGTATTTTTCTTTTAATTCATCGGGAATGTCTCCATTGAGTAAAGATAAATCACCGTCAACACTTTTAACAAGCTCAGCAATCTTACTATTCCAAAGACCTGCTTCCTTCATGTCATTAATGAAATGTTGATTTGTGATAAAGAAGTTACCACTTTTGTTTTCGTATACGAAAAGCACAGAAAAGTTTGGCTCAATACTTTGCTCGACACCATTGATGTAACCAATTGTAGCTGTTGGAGCGATCGCCATAACATTACTGTTGCGCATGCCATGATTGTAGATATGCTCTCGCACAATATCCCAGTTCAAGGTTGTGTCAATCTTGGGTCGCTTACCCTTGTACTTCATTAGATCATTATACGAATCGATTGGGAGCTTGTTTTGGCTCCACAATGAACCATCGAATGTACCATACTTACCTTTTTCTTTTGCGAGTTTGGAACTTGCAAGAATTGCGTGATACGAATAAAATTCAAACAAACGATCATTAAATTCTACCGCTTCATCACTATCAATGTTAATATTCATACGATGACACACATCATGCAATGCCATCAATCCCAACCCAATAGGACGATGCTTCAAATTACTATTCTCTGCTTCTTTTGTAGGATAAAAATTAAGATCAACAACACTATCCAATGCGCGAATTGCAGTATGAATTGTGGTTTCTAATTTATCATAATCTAAAGTATTATCATCTTTTAAATGATTTAGCAGATTTACTGATCCAAGATTACATACAGCAGTTTCACCAATTTCTGTTTTGTATCCTTTGTCATACTTTGATGCTTTGGTGTGAAGCGTGATTTCGGTACAAAGATTGCTGCTATGAACAACTCCTTCGTGCTGATTGGTATAACGAATATTGCATGGATCTTTGAATGTGTTCCATGGATGCGAGGTTTCAAACAATACCTTGAGCATTTTCTTCCACAATTCTTTCGCGGGAACTACTCGATAATTTTTGATCTCTCCTGCTTCTGCCATATCGCACAACTCATTGTATCGGCGATCAAAGTCCTTGCCAAAAAGATCGTGAAGAGTTGTGCCATCTTCAAGGGCTGTATCTTTTGGATCAAAGTAATACCAAGTATCTTCATTTTGAACGCGACGCATAAATTCATCGGGAACCCATGCTGCGGTATTCATATCATGACAACGCAGACGATCATCACCTGTGTTTCTACGAAGATTAAGAAAGTCTTCGAAATCCAGGTGCCAAGGCTCAAGATATGCGCAACCTGCGCCCGGACGTTTGCCGCCTTGATTTACTGCAACCAAAAGGTCGTTGTAAATTTTAAGCCATGGAACAAGTCCACTAGAGATACCATTTGTACCCTCGATGTGTGAACCAGTGGAGCGAAATGGAGTAACATCAAGTCCAAGTCCGCCAGCATATTTACTTTTTCTTGCTTCTTGCCATGCGCCATCAAAAATTCCATCGATACTATCATCAAATGTATTAAGGTAACAACTACTCAATTGAGAACGTGCGGTGCCACTATTAAATAAAGTAGGAGTAGAAGAAGTATACAGAAATTGACTAAACATATCATAATATTTAATTGCCCATTCCTCTTTGTTTTCTTCATTTAGCGCAAGTCCCATGGCCACACGCATCCAAAAGCTTTGTGGAGCCTCCATAATCTTGCCATCTTCGCGAATAAAATATCTGTCGGTAAGAATTTGAATTCCGAGATACTTGAAGCTGTTGTCGCGACGAATACTGATTGCCTCAGAAAGCTGGCTAAGGTCATAATCAAGCATTCGCTTGTTAAGCTTGCCGCTTTTCACCAACTTCTTGATGCCCTGAATAAAGCTTTTGCGATACTGTAATCGAAATGCATCACTATCTACTCCTTCTTTAAATACTTCTTTATATACTGTATTCAATAATAGACGAGCTGCGGCATAACTATAGTTAGGCTCCTTCTCGATCTTTTCACGGGCACTTAATATAAGTGATGTGTCAATTTCCTTGGTTGTGATTTTATCGTATAATTGAAGTTGTGCATCCAATACAATCTCACTGACTGAAACATCAGATATTCCTTCGCACGCACGCTCTACATTAGCATTAATCTTCTCGACAATAAAGTCTTGAAGACGACCATTTCGTTTTTTTACTTTTATATCCATATTGTGTTTAACATATTAACATTTAAGGGGTGATATGTCAATGTGAATTTTGTGTGTGTTAATAACTTTTACGTCTTGACACACCATATGTTTTTTGATAGAATAATGAGCATGTTACCTTTATTCAAAAGTCATTACTCAATCGGCAAAAGCATATTGACGCTGGATGATCCTAGTACACATAAAGAAGGTGGATCAGATAGTATTTTTAGCATTGCTGTAGAAAATAATCTAAAAGAAGTTGTACTCGTCGAGGATTCTCTGACGGGATTTTTACAGGCCAAGAAAAACGCCGAGAAATTGAATCTAAAATTGATTTTCGGACTTCGCATAAACATGCGAGAAGATGCAAGTATCGATCCAAAAAGCGAAACTATGAGTTCTGCGCATAAAATTATCATTTTTGCGAAAAATTCTGAGGGTTGTAAGATTCTCAACAACATTTATAGTGAAGCATTCACAGAAAATTACAACTGCGTTGACGAAAAGATGCTCAAGAAACATTGGAACAAAGATAATCTATTATTAGCAATTCCGTTTTATGACAGCTTTATATACAACAATTTAATGAAGTTCTCAAACTGTACGCCCAGCTTCAAATTCTGCGATCCAACTTTCTTTATCGAAAACAATTCGCTACCATTCGATCATTTTCTTGCAGGTCGAGTAAAAGAATATGCACAAAATAAAAAATACAAAATCGAAACAACAAAAAGTATATATTATAAAAACAAACAAGATGTAGCTGCATTTCAAACATACAAATGCGTAACAAGTCGTAGCTTCGGCGGCGGCAAAACATTATCAAAACCAAACTTAGATCACTTCGGAAGTAATGAATTTTGTTTCCAAAGCTGGAAGGAGAAAAATGAAAGAATCACTGCTTAGATTTCAAAAAAACAAAAAGTATCTGTTGTTCGATTACGAAACTTGTAATCTTAATCTTATCACGCACAACAAACCATGGCAGCTTGCATTTCTTGTTATCGAAAACAACAAGATCGTAGAACAGCAAGATTATTGGCTCAAATGGGACGATCTGAATGTATCTCCTGATGCCGCAAAGATCACAGGATTTACTGAAGCAAAGTATAAAAAGCGCGCGAGTTGCCCAAAAGCAGCGCTTGAACACTTCGAAAAATATCTGTACGACGACAGCTACCTCAAAGTTGGGCACAATCTGCTAGGCTTTGATGTTTATATGCACAACATTCATCGAAAACTTGTTGATTCAAAAGCAGAAACAGATTACAGTTATACCGAGCATCTTGTGGACACATTGTGTCTTGCAAAAGCTCTCAAGAAACGCATTCGTTTAGACAAAGATGATAACTTTTTGGCGTGGCAATATCGACTCAATCATCTCATCGAACGAGGATTAAGCTGCAATTTAAAACAATGCTGTAAAGATTTTGATGTTGACTTTGACGAGAAAAAATTGCATGATGCATTGTATGACATTCGAGTCAATTATGAAGTATTCAAGAAAATGATATGGGAAGTAGAAGTATGAGCTTTATTGAACAATTTACAAATTACGAGGGATGTGTTCCTCCGGGCGTTCGATTGCCTAATATTAAAATCGAAGACAAGTATTATAAAATGCTCGAGTGCTCGCCAGACGTGAGCAACTATGAGTTCCTTCGCAAACTGTGCCACAAGGGTGTCTACGACCGCGGAATCGATAAATTTGACAACAAGAAGGAATACTTTGATCGCGCAAAATCAGAATTAAAGATTCTTGAGGAGCTTGGTTTTATTGATTATATTTTATTAAACTGGGATATTCTTAATTTCTGTCACGAAAATGATATTCCTACTGGGCCAGGTCGTGGTAGTGCCGCAGGATCGCTTGTGCTCTATTTGATTGGAGTAACAAATGTTGATCCTGTAGAATATAACCTATTCTTTGAGCGATTCGTATCAAAGAGCAGAGCTCGTAAAATTGAACAAGATGGAATCACTTATCTTGATGGTAGTTTACTGGCAGATGTGGACAACGATATTGCTTACGAACGACGCGCAGAAGTTATCGACTACATCGAACGTAAGCATCCCGCCCGAACCGCAAAGATTTTAACATTAAATACTCTCAGTGGTAAGCTTTGTGTCAAGGAATGTGGTAAGATTGTTGGTGAATTTACCGAACAACAAGTGAACGAAGTGAGTGACACAATTCCAAAACGCTTTGGAGTGGTTGTTCCTCTTAGAAATGCTATCGAAGAAAGCGAAAAGTTTACTGATTGGGCTGCGCAAAACGCAGAAGTATTTAATATCGCACTTAAACTCGAAGGTTTAAACAAGAATACAGGCGTTCATCCAAGTGGAATTGCGATTTCGTTTGATACGATGACTGACATTTGTCCTGTTCAAACATCGAATGATGGCGCACTCGTCACAGGATACGATATGAATTGGGTGTCCGAGCTGATGGTTAAGTTTGATATTCTAGGATTGCGCACCTTGAGTGTGATTTATGATGTATGCAAAAGTCTTGGAATTGACTGTAATGAAATTGATCTGCACAACACAGATGTATTCAAGCCATTACAGGCTCTACGAGCGCCCCACGGACTGTTTCAATTGGAATCCGATACTAACTACAGAGTGTGCAAAAAAATCAAGCCACAGAGCCTCGAGCAGCTTAGTGCAGTTGTAGCGATTGGTCGTCCAGGAGCTCTCGAATTTTTGGACAATTATGCAACTTATGTAGAAACCGAAGAAGCTCAGGTGATTCACGAATTTTTCTCGGATGTATTGGATTATACAGGAGGAATTCCGCTGTATCAAGAGCAGCTCATGCAAATGGCAGTGAAGGTTGGATTTACGCTCGATGAAGCGGAACAGCTTCGGCGCATTGTGGGCAAGAAAAAGGTGGATCAAATGCCTGCTTGGAAAGCCAAAATCGAAGAAAAGGTGAGCGAGCGAGGATTGAGTCCAGATATTGGAACCATACTATGGAGTGTTGCAGAAGATAGTGCAAACTATTCATTCAATAAATCACACTCTCTTAGCTATTCCGTTCTTGCCGCATGGACAACATATCTAAAATTTAATCATCCACAACAATTTTTTCTATCTTTGTTGAAGATGACGAAATATGAACCTGCTCCACAAGAAGAAATAAGTAAAATTACTAAAGAATTATCGCATTTTGGTATAAAATTACTTTGTCCAGACCTAGCAAAATCAAAGATGGACTTTGCAATCGAAGGAAACAATATACGTTTTGGATTAAACAGCATCAAAGGAGTAAGTGAGAAATCTCTACAATCCCTACAAGATTTTCGTTCCAGCGAAACGCCAACAAAGTACGACATCTTTCTTGCCGCAAAGCAAGCAGGACTAAATATTGGTGTTTTGAGCGCATTGATTCAAGCTGGCGCACTCGAAAGTAAGGGAAGCAATCGCTCGCTTATGGTTCTTGAGGCACAAGCATTCAATCTATTGACCGATCGCGAGAAACGTAACTTCATACTCTTGGGCGATAAATACGAATACAAACTACTCAATTGTATAGCTGATGCGAAAAAGGGTGAATTGGTAGGAGATGATGGAAAACCATTGATGAAAGAATCACGCTTCAAAACATTCAAGAAAAAATATGATGTTTATAAATCAATTTATGATAAAAATAAAGAATACGAAAGCTTTGCGAATTGGTATTTTGAAACTGAATTACTTGGATATAGTCACAGTTGTAATTTAAAAGAATGTTTTGTTGATTCGTATCAATCGCTTTGTGATTCTCGCGATTTGCATGTGATGCAAGCCGACGATAAGGGAAAATTCATTGGTGTTGTGGAAGATTGTATTAAAAGAACATCTCGAAACGGCAACAAATATATGAAATTAAGCATCGCAGATGAGTATGGAAGATATGATGCAATGCTTCTTAATTCTAGAAGAGGAAATTATTATGATAGATACTTCGAAGCAAACAAGAAAACTCCTGTAAAAAAGAGTATAATAGTAGCATATGGAAGAAAAAGTGAAGACATCGTTTTTCTCGATTCAATCAATATAATGGACGAAAAGATCTACATGAAAATGTCAGACGTTAAGTAAAATAGCGTGTAAATCAATGAAGATGATACCAAAACCTAACTTTACGCCGCGCGCGCAACAAGCGATCAGTGAAGCGAAACGAGTTGCTACAAAATTCGGAAATGAATACGTAACCATAGAGCATTTATTTTATGGCATGGTTAACTTGAACGCAGGTATTCTTAGCGAAATATTATTTTTACTGCAAATCGATCAAGAACTACTAAAAGACGAAATTGAACGTACATTTTATGAAATATCCGATGATGGAATAGAATCATTTGTTCCAGAGAATTTTCAGCCAGAGTATGATGAACACTTTCATCTTATATTAAAAGTTGCCGCGAGCATCAGCGACAAGCTGGGGCACGAATATGTTGGCATAGAACACATATTGCTGGCACTATTAAAATATGAAAACTCTAGTATTCCTAGCTTTTTCGTGCAGTTCAATGCAACCGAAGAAGATATCATCACCGAAGTGCGCGAGTATCTACATCTATCAAAAGATACAAAACCACCAAAAGAAGATAGAATAAAATTCATCAACAAAACAAAAGCAAGTCCACCCAAGGAAACAAAACTACAAAATCTAGAAAAATTCGCAACCAATTTAAATGCGCTAGCAAAACAAGGAAAATTTGACAACATCATAGGAAAAGAAAGTGAAATATATGATGCATCAGAAATTCTTTGTCGTCGCACAAAAAACAATCCTGTGTTGCTTGGTGAACCAGGTGTGGGAAAAACTGCAATCGTTGAAGGATTAGCGCAAAAGATTGTCAAGGGTACATGTTCTGACTTTTTGTTGAACAAAGTAATTTATTCTCTCGATCTTGGATCATTGATTGCAGGCACAAAATATCGCGGTCAATTTGAAGAACGTCTCAAGGGTATAATCGAAGAAGCAAAAAAGAATCCGGACATTATATTGTTTATCGACGAAATACACACGCTTGTGGGCGCTGGAGCAGCCGAAGGAGCCATGGATGCGGCCAACCTATTAAAGCCGCTTCTAGCCCGCGGAGAGCTCAAATGTATAGGTGCTACAACACAAACCGAATACAAGAAAAGTATTTTAAAAGATGGCGCGCTTGATCGACGCTTTCAAGCAGTCAAAGTTATCGAGCCAAACAAAGAAGAAACTCGTCAAATTCTTGAAGGGGTGAAAGATAAATATGAAAGTTTTCACAGTATATCTTATCCTAGCGAAGTGCTAGATTTGATTGTTGAATTGGCATCTAAATATATTCTCGACAAACAATTTCCAGACAAAGCGATCGATATCATGGATCAGGCTGGCTCGAAAGTGAAGATAAAAAACATTGAACGACCACAAGCTGCCAAAGATATCGAGCATCAGCTCGAACAATTAGCGCTAAAAGAAGCTAAACTACAATCGGTTGGTTACGACTACGAACACATAGAAGACGAACAACTCGATCTTCTCGAAAAATATGACCAAATCATATCCGAATGGGCAAAGAATACAATGAAAAACAAAATATCTGTAAAGAAAAAAGATATATATGAAGTATTATCTGCCAGAACAGGAGTACCTGTAAAAGATATGAGCAAAAAAGATAGCGAAAAAATGCTTGGATTATTCAAAAATTTAAACAAAAGAATAATTGGTCAAAAAGAAGCATTACAAGAAATATCAGAATCTATATTAAGATCAAAATCTGGACTACAAGATAGCAACAAACCTGTAGGCAGCTTTCTTCTTGTTGGTGCCAGCGGAACTGGTAAAACATATACCGCGAAATGCATTGCAGAATTTATCTACGGCAACAAAAATACGCTGATTCAAATTGATATGAGTGAATACAGCGAAAAGATTTCCGCGACTCGATTGATTGGTGCCGCGCCAGGATATGTAGGATACGAAGAAGGTGGCGAATTGACCGAAAAGGTGCGTCGCAATCCGTACAGTGTCGTTCTTTTTGATGAGGTAGAAAAAGCTCATCCAGAAGTGCTCAATATTCTTCTTCAAATCATGGAAGAAGGTGTGGTCACAGACAATACTGGACGCAAGATCAATTTCAATAACTGCATAATTATACTAACTGGTAATATTGGCAGCGAAAAAGCCGCAAAGCCAAACATTGGATTTGGTCAAGCTACCAGTGAAACAATTGCACGTGACAAATTGGTGGGTGAACTAAAAAGCTTCTTTCGCCCAGAATTTCTTAATCGTCTCAATGAAATTGTATTGTTTAATAGCTTTGGCATCGAAGAATTATCAAAGATCACCAAACTAGAAATACAAAAAGTCGCAGATAAACTGCAAGACAAAGGAATTTCTATGAGTGCAACATCAAATGTATATCGCTGGCTTGCTCAAAAAGCAGTCGATGAAAAGATGGGCGCACGACCAATCAAAAGATTGATTCAAAAGAACGTCGAAAACGAACTTAGTCGCTTGATACTTGATAAGTCATTACATGAGAACACATCAATAAAGTTCTCTGTAAGCAAAGACGAATTGAAATATACTATTAAGGAAGAAGAGGCTTAACAGGATTTGGCAATTCAGGATCTTTAGTTTCCATTGGGTCTTCAAATTTTTCTCCGGGATTGTTGTGAAGATCCTCGGAAACATCATCCTTTTTAGAATTGTAAATTGACATACAAGCACTAAAACGATCACCTTGTACAGGATAACGCTTTTTCATATTCGCATCAAGAATACAACGAGTAATAAATTGATCACCGCTTTCTTGAGCGGCAGGAGTTGGATAACGTTTATCTTGATTGCTAAGATAATTGTTTTTGCTTTTTTCATCTTCCTCTGCTTCTTCTGTTTTATTTGGAAAGATTTTTTCGTACTCTAAATATTGTAATGCTCGATCAATTGCTTCGTATGCTTCGGCAACATTTTTGCGCACAACATCTTCAAGGTTGGTATCATCTTTTACCATCTCGTACATTACTCGCGCTTTTTTCCAAACGTGAAATAATTGAGATTTTACTAGCTTGTTGGGTGTGTTGTTTGAGTTGCTTTCGGATAGTTCGCTCATAATAATAGATTACACAAATTTAATTGTAATAAGCATCGATCGATGGACTTTGTCCGCTCGCAGGAGCATCTCCACCAGATACTTGATTTGGTCGCGCGCCATATAAATTGTATGCGTATACAAGTGTTTTAACTCGTTCTTGAGAATCAAGATATGCTTCGCGGTAACTTTTTGCAGTTACATTTTTATTTGATTTTTGAATCATTGAATCGCCTTCGCGAATAACTTGAAAGTCGGGACTTCCATCGCTACCATCAATTCCGCGTAATACTCTGCGATGAGCTTTGCGATTGTATTCGCTTAAATAGAGCTCGCGAATAATAGCCTGCTCTTCGAGATTGAATCCTTCTGGATCGTATCCACTGAACTGAGTATATATCAAATTGTTTAGTTCGCCGAGGTGACCTTCCAGCCAGTTTGCGAGCAATCCAATTTCTGTTGTTCTCTCGCTTCCGCTTGTATGAAAGCCAATTTCTTCGTCGTATATCTTCGTGGCCAATACACCGAGCGCGGTACCATTGTATTGTCCAGGAACATAAGAATCTGCGGCATCGCCTATTGAATGAGATCCAATTACTTGAGCACTAACATTCAAGTTATAATCACTGTTACTCAACTCACTACCAAAATTAATATAAAACCCACTAGTAGATACATTTGATAATATATATGGTACAATTTCTGATGTTGTATCATTTTGTAATGATGTTGTAACCAATGGTTCGGTTGCAAAATCGCTTGGAAAATCAACAAAATAACTTGTTGATCCGCTCGGTAACGGAGTTACAAACGAAACAATTTCTGGATCTCCAGCCATACTAGCCCTTCAAATAGTCGATAACTTCTTTGTGTTTTGGATTACTTGGATCAAGCTTGATTGGCTCACCCATAACCTGAACACTTCCTTTGCCATGCAAACTACTTTCGAATGCACGTTTGATTTTGTTGCGCAGCACAGTTTTATTGCCTGCGGGAAATACTCCAACTTTGACTGCGAATGCTTGAAGATCTGTAAGATTCATTTCTTCCAACATTTCTTTGAATACTCGCTTGTCGTTGGTTTTAAATGGATTGATTTTTGCGATGCCCAGAATATCTTCCAATTCGCGTGCCTTAGCGACTTGGTCTTCGTAGGTTTTACCATTTGTTTGTTGTAAACTGTCAAGACTAACTTTCTTCTTAGCGGTTGATTTCTTCGAAGCAGTTGACTTGCTCGTAGTTGTTTTTTTGTTTGCCATAATTAATACCTTCTACCTTGTAAAATAATACACTATATTGTGTGTTATATATAATAAATAATTAAAATAAAAAATCCACCCCAGTTGCCTGAGGTGGATTTTTATAAGAAACGTTAATTTTAGTAAAATTAAACGATAAGACCAAGCAATACGCGATCGTCGATGATCATACGGCCTTCTTCAAGAGAACCGTAGTAACCAATCTTGGATTGACGTGTTACGAATTGGTCGTCGGATACAAGACTAAACTCGTCTCCGGACTCGGAATCGGTAGCTACTGCGCGAATCATGGACTCACGGCTGAGATCAACACCAACAAGGATTTGTTCGTTGGCTTCAGTGAAGGTTGTTAATGTACCTGTAACTGAATAGTGATCGTCATAGGAAGTAGTTCCTGCAGCAGTGTCAAAAACCTTGTTCCATTTTTGGTCAACACCCATTTCATTGTACTCTTGAATGGATACGCCGTAGAACTCAGGAATTCCAGCGCTATTAAAGATAGCGTCACGCATTGTGTCTGTACCAGCAATACCGTCTCCAGCTGTAGGAGCTCCGCCTTCACCACCACGGGTGTTGATCGGATTGTAAGCCAAACCACGAATTTCTTCTACGATTTCAGGAGAAACAAGAAGATCTGTGATTCCGCGTCCGCGACGATCAGCAGGAGTTCCGCCAGTCCAAGAAGTATTGATTCTTTTGGCCTTGGTGAACAATTTGTTAAGGTCAGAGAGTAAGAAGCGATTAGCTTGAGCGGAACGAATAACGTGTTTCTCGCCATTTGTTTCTGCTTTAGCCAATGCAGTCATGATCATGCTGGCAGAAGTTTTTTCTTGCTTAAGAAGAATTTCTTGCGCCATGCGTGTGAATGTCTTACTTACAACGTCAAGTCTGGAACGAGAAGCATAACGCTTGTCGAAGCTCAATGCACTGTCGAGAGTATAAGTTGTGAACTTAAGCTCGCTTTGTGAAGGAGCGACTTGGTTGGTAGGAAGTCCGCCAGGAACTGATTGACTCCATACTTGAATGTAATCTTCGTCAGTAATGTCGTGGTAAAGATCCAAAGGAATGCTTGGGCTCTCATCACTATTGAACTGAAGGCTAGTAAACATGTTGCTGACAGTAGGAGCTGTATTAACAACTTCTGCCAAAACTGGACCGATGAATTCAGCCAATGCAGTTTGAGCTTCATAAGCAACATCACGATTCTTGGAAGCCATAGCTTTGATAAGCTCGACTTGCTCGGGTGTTCTTTCTAAAGTAATTTTCATTTTCTTTAATTTCCTTTCTTAGAAGCTGACCTTACAAAGGTACTTAGCGGATGAATCGCTGGTGTCTTCGCCAATAGCGATAACTGAACCAACAACATCTCCGGTAGCATTAGCGTCTGTAGACTCAACAAGCTTACCTGCTGCGGAAGAATCAACCTTGAGGTCGTCTCCTTGGCTAGGTGCGCTTGAAAAAGCAGAACCAGAGAGAAGAACAAGACCCTTTGTCAAAACAGGAACTGTTTGACCAGGAAGAACGCCTTGAGCTTCGTCCAATTTTTGCTTGTAGTAAAGCATCTTTTCTCCGTTTTCGTCGAAAGCCAAGGTTTCACGAAGTGTGATACCAAGGGCGCGACCGGATCCGTCAGCAGGAGCAACAGTCATACCTGTATTAGCGGGGTATCCATTGAATCCAATATGCGCACTGCCGAAGCTAGCACCGAGATAATCGCGAAGATTATCAGGTGTTGACGCACGCAATTCGGAAACCTCACCAGGTAGAGCTCCCGCACTTACAGAAACAACAACACCTGCGTCAAAGTCTCCACTGCCGTTGGAAACAAAACTCGAAAGAGTTGCTCCGTCAACGTCAAGTGCGAACAAATTCACAACGTCGTGCTCACTGTAGTCTCGGTATGGTAGTATTCTTTTTGCCATAATTTTTTTCTCCTATATTAGTATGAAATTTTAACAGAATCTTTGAAAGTTTTAGCGAAGCGCTCGCGAAGAGAATCTCCGTCAGATGAACTTTCGTTGTTGTTTACGATAGCAGCGTCTTCAACTTCAAGATTTTCAAGAGCTTCAGCGACTTCGTCGGAAGCTTCTTCTTGAGTTTCGGATGCTTCTGCAACTTCAACTTCAACTTCTTCAGTTTCTTCTGTTGTTGCTTCTGAAGCTTCAGTTGTTTGAGTGAGGCGCTTTTCAACTTCTTGAGCTACGCGATCTTCAAATGCTTTTTGTTCAGCAGCGATAAATTCTTTGTTTTTATGTTTCCAAACTTTAGCAAGCTTTTCTTGATAACCAGCGAAACTTTCTTCGGTTTCGTCAAGCTCAACAAGCTCAGCAGCTACGATTTTGGAATCTTCCTCATCAAGTTCATAGATGTCATTCAACATCTCCATGCGAGCATTGAAGCGAACTTCGGCTTCGCGGGCAGCATTTTCTTCTTCGAGAGCAGAAAGCTTTTCTTGAGTGGATTGTAATTGCTGCTCTACTTCGCCCATTTTCTCTTGAAGAGAATTTTGAGCTTGAACAGCTTCTTCTTTTTCAGCTTTAGCTTTTTCAAGATCGGCGACGTATTGCTCGCCTTTCTCGCGGATAGCTTCGATAAACACTTTGGAAATGCTAGCGACGCTTTCTTCAGAGAAATCTTGCTTGCCAAGCTTTTCGTCTAAAGCTGCTCGGAAATCATTGATGATTGTTTCTTTATCCATAATAGTATTATTAGGTTCTTTGTTTAGTACATTTTCTTGAGAAGAATGGGAAGTTTTTTTGCTTTTTGTTATTAATTTGTCGATTGGTTCGTTGCGGCTTGATTTGGCGGGTTGTGCTTCACCCTTCTGCGCGATCAGACCTTTTACGTCTGCTGCAGGGTTAGAAGTGAACCCAATTCCAAGAGGATAAATCTCACCAACAATCAATCGATTAACCTTGCGGCCATCTTTAAGCATTCCTTTTCCACCCAAAGCTTTTAAATACGGAGAATATGCTTCAATCTCTTGTGGATCAGAAACCACAGTTGATTCGTGCAGATCATCTCCACCCACAGAAATTACATACTCATTGAATCCAACTTCCCAACTTGCAGATACAGTGCCGTGATAGTCACTGTCTGTGTCGGTTGAGTTGACAACCAAGTCGGCAAACTCTTTGCTGGCGGTTTTATAAACAACTGCGGCAAGTGCGATATTGTATGATCCTTCTTCGATGAGTGCTTCATCATCGGTCATGAGTTCACCGCCTTCTCCATAACGAGAAAATCCAGCAGATACAATATGCCCAACAATTTTGTCGCGGTCGTGTTCGATGTTTGTGGGTTTGTGAACGAAATAGTCTTTGATGGCAACAGCAGACTCGCTCGCTATACCATCTCCATTTTTGTTGAATTTGTTGACAACTGCAGCATTGAATGCAACGCCAAGCAGATCGATGTTGCGATCAAGATCAATGTTTGCAGGAATCAATGGACGCAATGCCTCAAGAGAAGCTTTGCTGATGTTCGACTCCTCAAGATCGCTTGACGCAAAAACTACACTGTCAAATGTTGTTGTATATTTATATTTTTTAGACATTTAAACTTAATACACTTACTTTATAAACATGGGAGTAAAAGTATAATTTACATTCTCAACTTGAATATTCATCATATCATAATATAATTTTACCATCCAATTTCCAAGAACCAGTGCACTATAACTATCTTTTCTTGCTTTTTCGGGTCCAGTTTGGCGTTTAAGGTTTGATGGAAGATCAAAATTTTGCGTGCCCGCAGCAGAGGTTGTGATTTGAATCAGCGCACATTGCGTCTTGATTAAATTCATCATATCAAATTGATGTTCCACAAAGTCGATCATTTTCGCGGCATCTGTTTGACGCTCGCCACTCTGCGAGGTTCTCAGAAATTGCAACTCCTTGATGGGTATCTTTTTGCTGCGCTGTTCGTTGTATGCATCATCGATTGCACGGGCTGCAAAATGTATTCGGCGATGATCAAAATTTGCTTGCAACAATTCATTTGCTAATCGTATCCATGCACTTGTAGGTTTTCGCAGATAACAAATTGTTTTGTCGTCGAGATTGTATTCTTTTTTTCCTTCCACCAATTTTTCTTGATAGTGTTCTAGATCATCAAAGTTTGTGTTTAGACACTTGATATTGATGTTATTCTTTTTAAACAAACTACTTTCATTGCATGCATTGATAAATTGTACGCCTCCATTATAGTCGCCAACAATACTCACAATATTAAAATGAGTTAATAAATAATAAAAATAATGTATATGTTGTTTTAAATTCGCACCACTCAATGCATAGCTATGAACAACTGTTCCAATCTTGCGATCATCATTGAGCTTGAGAACCATCATTGCAAAGTCGTCACTACTCTCACTTTCTGCCCAACTTGGGTCGAATGCAAGAATATATTTTGCACCTTTTTCGCCAGCCACTTCAATGGTCGGAGTTTCGCCATCCTTTAATGTACAAGCTGCCATTTTTGATGTTTTAAAGTAGCCACTGCTGTCATCTGTAAATATAGATCCGAACTCTCGATCAAACTGACTCTGACTCATTGTAGATTTTGCTTGGTCAAGAAGATTTTGATCGTATAATTGTTTGGGCGCGCAGTCGTAACTAAATTGCATGATCACTCGATGAGCATCACTCTCTTTGGTGCTTCCTGTTCGTATCAAGTCTTCAAATTGCTCGTATGCTTTGTACATATACTCAAATTTATAACTAGCAGAACTAAGAGCAATAAGTTTATTGTTTGGCCAAATGTATCTTTCTTCTTCGGCCATTTCGCCGTTTTCAATCATGGTGGTTTCAAGATTATGTAGTTCTTCTCGCTGTGTGGGATTTTCCACAACACTCAAGAATGGTATAATAACCTCATTGTAAATACGTTCGGGCATCAGCGCAAACTCGTCGATAATGATTCTGTGGAAACGAAAACCCCGCAACTTTTCACCGTCACCAAGTGGTAGCGCGCGAATACGACTGCGGCCAATTTCGAGCAACCATTCATCATTGCTTTTTGATTTGTGAGTTATACATTGCGCAAGATATGTTGCGCCTGGTTTGCTGGCAATATCTTCTATTTTTTTGAAGATCATTTTTGCCTGACGAAATGATTTAGACAGAATACCAATTTCTACTCCTTGATTGAGTATCGCATCAAGATATGCATATATCGCGGTGGTAAATGATTTACTCATACCCCGACTATTATGATGAACAATTCCATTGCCAACATAACATTCTTCATTTTCTACTGTGATATCAACCGAAACAGTTTTACACGATTCAATAACATCAATTTTAGAAAAAACAACATTCTCAGATTGTATATCATCAATTAAAGATTGTGTTGCATTATCAACATTTAAATTGTTTAATCTGTTTTGTGAATATGAATCGCCCCAATTGCCACGCACACCGCGCACTTTTTCTACCGATCCTTGGGCTTTTAAAATGTCGCCAAATTTTGGTATCAATTTTGTTTGATATTCTTTTTTTGCGGCATCAATTGCAGAATGTAAATTTTTTGTTTTGTGATGCGGTATAAAATCAATTGAATCAGCAAATTCGCGCAGATCGTTTTGATCATTGCAAAGCACAAGATCATAATAATCGGTTCCATTATCAGAAACACCAGAATGTCGAAGATTCGATTCGATTCCAAAATTATTCAACAACATTTTTATCTGACGCAACAATTCAAAAGATGTATTTTTTAATCCACATTTGATTGACAAACTTTCGGCGGTGTGTCGCGCATCTTGTAGCACCGAACAATATCCATCGGCACTAAATATTCCACTAATCAATGCTGCGACATTGTTTCTCGATGATTGCAACAATAAATCAGGAATTGTTTTATCTTTTGCTCGTTTAGAGCGATCAAATCCAATGTGCTCAAGCCATTTTACAATATCACGATTGAAAAAACTATATTCAAACAACTCGCCCTGTCTTTGACGAACATATGATTTTAAATTGTTTTGTGTTTTTACGCGATCGAATACATCCAATACTTCTTGACTTTCTGTACATATGTGCATTCCATCTTTGCAGAAATATCCATCGCCAATCATGTATCCAAGCGCAAAATATAAACCTGAAGTGTTTTGTATATCAAATCCATCTGTGATGTCCGCATCGCCCCAGCATTCTGTTTTTTGTTTGATTGGCAGATAATCATTTGTTGATAGATCTTGAATTTCTTTGAATTCAAATGTCGCGTCAACGGGATTGTAGGTTAATACTTTGTGTCCAATTTTTGCAGAAAAACTGTCGCCACTTTTGAGTGATATTTTGAGCCCAGATTCACAAGCATTTGTTTTCTTGTCGGATACAAGATTCAGGTTGTTTCTCGATCTTACGCGTTCGCCAATTTGTACATCTTTTATTTTTTTGTAGCCTGTTTCAGTGAGTACATATTCATTTTCATCTAAACACCAAACACCCATAAAATAATCTGTTTCGAACATTGCTTTGATAGCCATGTGTTGAAACGGAAACAATTGCACACCACTAATCAAATCAGCAGTAAATGTAATATTCTCACGTAAAAATTTATACAACAATATTTTTGCATCTTTTTCTTCGATGAATCCTTTTAATTCGGATAATTGTTTGTTGAAGTCTTCGCCCTGTTTGCGAGATAATTGTTTGCCTGTTTCCCAGCTCATTAAATTAATTTGTGATCAATGTAGTATTGTAAATCAACATTCCATAGTTTTTTACCTAACGTTAAAATTTTTGGAATTATGTCCTGTGATTGTTCGCGACCACCAGTAAAAATAAATTGACAATGTCCAGCAAATTCGTGACTCAATACGCGCATGTTGTGATAAATGTATTTCATGTTGGATGTGTGTGGCGACCAATGATTGCGCGACTCCATGGTTGATACATCTGTTTCGGTTACAACGAACAAATAACAATCCATATCTTTTGTACGTTGCAATTCTTTTCTAAAACGTTCATAATTTTTGCCGCTCAATGTGGATTTAAAATCAGTTTCGCTTTTGCGGTCAACAAATGTATAATCGTAATTTTCACTGCCCACAGCATAATCTCCAAAGTCAAGCTTCAAAGATTCTGAACATGGAAATTCTAGAGGTTGTTGTTCGCGTGTGTCAATAAATATTTTTATGTCTGGATCAACCTCATTTTGAAACTCATCTGGTAGTCGTGAATTGAACATCGGTTTGAGCCCAACTTTTTCGCATGCCTGAGTATACGAACCAAAATGTTTTTGAAATAGCTCGATTGTTGGTAGCTCACTGGCTTGCAATTCAAAGTGGCACGGCCCAAGCGTTAAACCTTTTAATTCAGCACGTTTTCTTAGCGTCTCGAGTATATACCATTTTACAGTCGCCGCATCATTCGATTCACACCATTCTAATAACTGTTTTCGATTCGCAAAATCTTTACTAAAATAATGTTCTTTGTTTTTAAATGGTAATGGTTCTTGTGTTAATAGATTATACCGTGGATGATATTGAGTATAATATTCTGCTAGAGTTATTTTGTGTGAGCGCAAATGCATATGAAGCTTTTTTTCATCTTCAAATTGTTCACCACATATTTTGCAAGCGTTCACAGCTCAAAGTCGTATATCTTCAACCAATCTTCTGGAAAGCGTCTGCGCTTTCCAATCCATCCCTTGCGTTGCAGAAACCAAAACGCAGAAACAAATAAACGAGGAACATTAAATTTGAATCCTTTTGTGTTTTTCACCACGGGAGTTTCGGCATATAATCGGCGATATAATATTGGGCACGATACATCTTGCATAACACAATCTATGATCTGTACATTTCTTACCTTTGGTCGATCCACATCATCATAATCTGTCCAGTTGCCTAGATCGATACATGCTCCATCCCACCAATTTTTAAACGAGCCAATGAATTTACAATTTTTAAATGTTAAATTTTTTACTCCACCTTTTGCGGTGATGTGTTGTTTGGTATCTGGACCAGCAAAGAATGTACAATTTTCGAATGTGATATTTTCGCCGCGAACAATATCAACACAATCTTCTGTACCGCCCATGATTTGAGAATTTTTTACAGTTACATTCCTACAAAAAGATAATTTCAATCCTTCGGACGCACCGCCTCCATCAATTGTGCAACAATCAATTGTAACGCTAAATTCTGGTTGACCTGGTCGCCAACCAAAGCCCAATGCATGCGTATCATTAAACTTTGATCCGTCGCTTGGTTTGTCTGCTACGAAATACTTTCCGTAGTATACTTTTTCTTCAGATGACATCTTCTTTTGAGATTCCTAATACGCGCGACTTCCAATCAGGCATTGATTCTAAATTATCTGCTTCTTCTCGAGCAGCTTTCTTTTGTAGTTCTGCGATTTTGATCATTACTTGGCGTTCCTCTTCTTCTTGAAACAATTGTACGAGCGCAAGTATATTTGCATTTTGTCGTTCTTTCGAGGATATACGCTTGGATCGGTCACCTTGCAATTTTTGAATGAGTGATTCCATACGTTTTTCGCATTGATTGTATTCTTCGCTTTTTGTTTTGAGTAGTTCTGCCAATCGAACAGTTAGATCTTGTTGATCTTCTGCTTCATCAAACATTCTATTCAATTTGTTGATTGCGCCTTGTATATTTTTAAGGTGAATATAATCCATACATACATTGATATATAAATTAATTTCATCGTTGCTCAAATCAGGTTTATCCCATGTTGCGCGTACAAATTCTGCTTCAAATAACTCACGATCTTCACTACTGTTATAATTGTTTATAACTTGTATAAATCTTGGAGAAGCAAGAAAGCCAGTAAGCGCCTCAATGCTTTTGCGCTCGGTCATTGCGAGCTTCGACTCATTGAGGTTTTTTTGGCAAGAATCATTTATCTTTTTGATTACTTTGCTTGCAGCTTTTGGCGGTGAATACCGCTTGTTGAAAGAATCTTCGGATCCTGGAGGAGATATATTCGGATTACTGTCAACATAATTATAAACAGTTAAATATTCTTTTGTGTTGTGTGCCATACGCACATCTGGAAACAAAATACTCGCAATCTGAAAACACTCCATTCCGCCACTTATACTTTGTTCAATAAATTCTTTTTGTTCTTGTGTTAGTATGATCTCTTCTCGTGGATATACATGTTTTGTTGCATAATCTATTTCATTGGCCACAAGAAATTCTCGCACCGCACGACCTTGTTTGCTTCGTCCATCAACTTTTTCAGCATCTGGAAATACTAGTCGAGTCAATTCGGTAAGATCTGTTATCTTGCCTGCATTCTCGCGAATAATTTGTTGCTGCTCTTGAGTCAATTCCATGATGGAGGATCGTAGATTGCTATAATGTCTTCTGTTTTTAGAATTTCCTGCGCAGTTTCTTTGAACATTTTCTTTAAATTTTTGATTTGTTTGTAACCTGCTTTTCTTCCTTTTTCACTGGTCTTATAACCCATCTTTTTTGCCACTTCTTCTTCATCTAAATGCTGCACAAACAATAGTTCGTATACTTGATATTGTTTTGGAGATAATTTTTTAGCCATATGTAAATTCAATTTGTCTTGAGCATTGTGAATGTCAAAATTATAATCTCGCATGGCCGAGACTTCGTGAGTGTGATTCTCAAGGGCTAGAGCCATTTTTATTCCGTATGCAGGTTTCTTAGTGCGTTCCCATTTGGCATATAATGGGCAGGATGAATCTTGTAGTCCGCTTTTGGTAAAACCGCACAACGAAGATTCGCCACCCTCTTTGGCTGCACAAGATTGATTGAACGGACAATTAAGGCAAGGCCTCACAAAGTTGCTATAGTTGTTGCGCAAAATGTTTTTCATTTGGTTGGTGATGATCTTGTTGATCCACGGCTTAAGCGAGCGCCGCTGATCCCACTGATGCCACTTTTTGTGAATATGAGCTTTTATAATCTGCTCGACATCTTCAAAGTCAAACCATGCAAGCGAGTCGAGAAACCATTTTCCGCGACGCTTTTTTATTTCAATATCAATTTCGTCAGACTTGTCCTCGTAGGTGAATTCAGGACTTTCTTGGTCGGCCACGTTTTTTAGTTGCTTTTTTAGGAGTTTTGGGTTGATCATTTTCTTGGAATTCTTGGAGTTCTTCCAATGGAACCATGTCCTTTAAATCAAATTTATTGTTGTCTTGCTCAATGCTATATGAAAATTTTGTAATGTTAGGAATCTCATATACATCTGTTCCATCTGGATCATCAACAATTTTTTGTCTAGCCCTGATTGGTCTAGATGCCGTTTTCTTTTCGGGGGCAACCGATACGCGTTTTGCTGCTGAGAGAATATTCAAACTTTCGCCGCAACCACCACAAAACTTCGGTGCCTGCATTGAATACATATTCTTGAAACCACAATGAGGACAATAAGAAAAAGCCATAATAATATATTATAGCCAAAAATAAAATTATATCAAATAACCGCTAATTGTGCGTGCTTGTTTTTTTGCGAATTCTTCTGCTTCATCGCTCCAGACACGCTTTTCTTTTACATATTCAAGACATAATAATCCGACAATCTTTCCGTTGAGCGTCTTTATGGGACGCGCAAACATACTTTTAACACCTTTTCTCTCAAGAAATGATTTGAACCCTATATCCTGATTATAAACCTCTAAATCGGGGCACCTAAAAGTTGTTTCAGATGCGATACTTTTTATGAGTCCGTGAAAGTTTGATGTTCTGATGTTTTGAAGATTGTGTGCTTCTGCGCTGATTCCTTCGCTCATTACTTCATATGTGCAGCTTAATTTTTGTTGACTACGGCCTGAAAAATAATGCTCTCCATTGTGAAACTCTACAATATATACCCGATCAGCCTGGGTTTCTGCCATAACATATTCAAGAGCAGAAACGATACTGCTGTGCAAATTTGGATCATAATTAAATTCTTTACTCTTTTTTTCGTCATATCTAACTTTTAGCCATATCCCGAAAACTGCGGTCGCTGCAGAAACAACACCTGTAAGTACGCTTATAATATCTAGTCCGCTATTCATTCTTAAACATTGAGCATGAGTAAGTCAAAAGCATCACCGCAATAAGAATTATAGAGAACCAAAATAGAGGCCCTTGGATATCATGCTTTTGCAATTCATTTGTAATATATAATACATTATTTTCATTTTTCAGGGAACCCAGATCGTGATTTTCTTGCGGTTTCTGTATGAATTTTTTTGTGCAACCACTCAATAATATAAACAACAATATACAATATCTCATCTTCTCTTACTTGGTATCGCATAAAAACCAACAACCATGAAACATAAATCCATGAAAGAAGCAAGCATCAAGCCACCAGTAAGACGAACAACCTCGAAATCTTTGCCGCCAAATATCCAACTAAAAAAGCCCATTTTACTGCCCTCTCCATGTGGCACAATAATATCATATGATATATGCGGATTCATGGCATAATAAATCATAAGAAAACAAAATGTAAATGTGATACTCATAAACAATATACGTCGAGTAACTTTTACGAATGGATCATTCGCATTTTTTTCTTGACTCGCGATGAGTGCGTTGAGCATGGTTTCATCACGCGCGGCGAGTGCGAGTTGGTCTTGGCGTTTTTGCTCTAGCCATGCATTCAATAAATTACAAGCCAATTTGATACCAGCACCTATGATTGTGTTTAATATTGGTCCCATATGAAGTAGTACACTTTTTAATTTATGTGATTTATGTGTAATATAGAGTATGTCGCAAAAAAGAATCCTCGAAACGTTAAGTAAAAATTTAAATTCGTATCAAAGCACCTGTTGGTTGAAAACAGAAAATGCTAAACTAAATGGCGCCACACCAGCCGAGCTGATGATGGAAAATAAAACCGACAAAGTGGCAAAAATATTGCCCGACGAAATAAAACGAATAAAAGGAAAAAAAAGTTAAGCCTTTTTGCGCCGCGATAACTGCTTGTAGCAAACTGCGGCACGCTGCTTGGCGTCCTTGAATTCTCCTTTATCTGACAATTGCGTCATGCAGCGAGTCATAAACTCGCCTTTCTTTTCTTTGTTGTTGGGAGTGGGTAGTGGCATTATGGTTGAATGCTTCCAGATAATGAAACTAAAATTTCTACTTGAGACGCGGGATACCATTCAGGAGTTGAAGAAAATGGAAAATCAGGGGGTCTATTAGAATTACTTTGAAGGAATCCTGCATCTTGTGATGAAAAAGTTATATTAAATGAATCTTGTTTGGTCGAAAAGCTATACTTATAGATACGGTCATACCAAGACGTCGACTTACTTTTGGAACCGGTTTGTCTTCTGAATGTAGTAAAAGTTCCTGAACCTCCAGAACCAATTTGAGAGCCAGATAATGCATTGATTCCGCTAGGCTTAGTAAAAGATAAACTACGAGAAGAACCAATTGCAGGAATTTCTGAAACGCTTCCATGATTGGCTCGATGACCATGAGCCAAAATTTTCATGTCGATATTTATATTGATTGCAGAATTCAGAGCAAACAAGGAATCTTCAAGAAATTGTATTGTTGTTGGAGAATTGTGGTTCATTGTTGCAATACTTGAATCGGCATACGCTTTTCTTGCAGCCACGGACGCAGCAAATGTGCCTCCACCGCCTAACATTTTGTATGTTGCTCCATTTGGTTTTTGAACTATAATAAAATCTGTTGCAGGATTGAAATCATCAATACTCAACAATGGTAATTGTTCGATCGTTTTATCGGCCATGTTTTATATTACACACAGTAAAATAAAATTATATAGAATTGCGCGATTTACTTGTTACTATGTTTTATGAATGACGCATTAACTCGAATCAGTGTCTTGTTATTAATTTTTTATATGGCTTGGTATATGTGGGATCAAAATGAATTGATAGAATCTCAAAGTCAATATATTGAAGCACTACAAATACAATCACTATACGATACAATCACAATACAACAACTACGTGCACAACAAGATCTACCATTTCGCATAAAAAATGATGATCCAATTTAAAAAACTATAATCTAACATACAATAACATATGACAGACGAAAATACTCAAAATAGTAACAGTTCCGAAAGCAAGCTCTCTACTGAGCGCGAAAACGCCGCGGTTTTAATCGCCAATGATTTTCTTGGCCGTGCAACGCTCGGAGAAGCTCTTTCGCAGGTTTCCCTTAACGCATTAATTCAATTGGCTCAAGCTCGCGCAATGCAGCAAGCCAAAGACGAAGTCGAAAAACTCAGCGACGAACAAGTTGCTGAGTTGCTTGTGGAAGCAAAAAAACAAGCCGAAACAGCAAATCAAACTGCACAAGAAGCAGTCGACCAAGTCAGCAACGAAACCGCTGAAGCGAGCTAACGATTTCGCTAAGGTTATAGCAGGCTATACGGTCTGTTACTATATTGTGGCCCGGGGTAGTTCCAATGCTATACCCGGGCTCTTTTGTGTCTGCGCGAATTAGATCACTAACATAATCGTGCGCGCCGTGAGTTTTTAGCCATTGCCAATACATGCTGCGCGTGCCAGGCGGACAAACAAGCAAAACATCCTCAAAAATGAAAGTTCGCGCATACAATGTAACATCGCGAAAGCAAGCAATCTCACTGGGAGGTTCTGTAAGGCAAGATTCTATTTTTAGTTGCATTTTATTTTTTATAAGGAAATATTTTATTTAGCCATGTTTGTCGTTTTTTACATCCATCACACTGTTTGATGCCGAAAGCATTTGTTAATTTTTTGATTGAGTCTCCGAGTCCTTGACTCTTTACAGGAGAAGATTGTGGGATTGAAACAGGTTGCTGAAAACTTGCAATGTTATTTTTTTTGTTTTTATTTACTTTTTGTAATGTTTTAATGCTGGTATCTGGCTCTAATAATTTTGGAAAATGATCATGAGATTGAGTCGAAATGGATTGCCTTTGTTGCTTGATGGCTTGCCTGATCTCAAGCCATTTTGTTAAAGTTTCATCGGATTGAGTCTGCTGGTTAAGATTTTGTTTTAATATCTCCGCAGATATATCTTTTAATTCTATCAAGGGACTTGATATGGATTGAAGTGTTTTTTGGTTAAGCTCATCAATTTCTTTTTGAGTTAGACGATTAAATTTTTCGTGATCCAAATGAATGCATTTAACTGATTGTATTTGACTCAAGGGAATATCAACAAAGTTAACAATATCAAAACAAATTTCATCATAATGAATGTCTGATTTCGGTGCCTTGATTATATTTCCTTCTGCAAAAAATCTTTTTGTTGCAACAATATAAAGATATTCTTGGTCTTGTTGATGTATATTAAAATGAACCCTAAAATTTTGATTTGGATTTTCTGAGTCTACCCATTGCAATAGAATATAATTTCCTTGACAAGATTGATCTTCCTTTTGTGGCCAGCGAAAATATCGGAGACATGGAGGGCCAATATAAACCTTCTTTCCGCTCAATAAGGTGGCTTCTAGAATTAATCGTAAATCTATTCTATTTTGTGTATTTATCATAGTAAGACATAAACATTTCTTTTGATTTCTACATATTCACCGCAAACATCATCAATTGAATACTCAAACTCGTATCTTCCTGGAACGGTTGCATCCAACCAATTGCTACCAAAAAGTCCTGCATTAAAATTGATATTTATGGATCGATTCGCAAAATGAGTATAACTTGAAGTCGGGCTTCTTTCTAGGTATCCATTGCTTACATACCATCCATGCAAATGTATAATAAAGTTAGTAGATGTTCCCGACCCGAAAATATTATGAATGTCATAAAAAGTTACTATTGTACGTATCTGAGAGGTGATGTTTCCTTGCTCTCGATCACTGGCAGTTGCTCCAGGGTCTTTGTATATATATGGAGCACCAGATCCAATATTACTTAAATCATATAAAAAATTTTGTTCCGCAGGTACATTATTTCCTGTATCATAGTCAATTTCTTGCATGCGGAATTGCCAGCCACCGTATGGTCCATGGGATGTATCAGTTGCACAATCAACATTGCACCAATATCCAGTATTGTTGATATTGGAAAAATAATTCGGAATCGTGCTAGAGCAACCAGATCCGTCAAACGAAATATCAATATCATCATTGCAAATCGGCCAATAAAAATTGCCGTCGACGTAATGCCATAACTCGCGAGTGTGAACAATTAAATTGTTCCCGCTTTTTGCCCAACCACCAGTTGGATGTGATGGAGCTCCTCCATAAAGTTGAGCTCCATTGGGCCCAAAAGAATCTTGTGCCAGTGAACTTTTGGGACCAATTTGACCCTGACGTAGCATTCTTCCGTCCTCTAGCCAAAGAGATGGAGCAACGATATCGTTCCAAATATTTGTGTTTAAATAAATTGGAGAGCAAAAAAGATTTCCAAAAGCAATACATTGATAACCACTAGGAATAGTCCATATTGGAATCATCAATGCGCCACGAATATTTTGTCCATTAACAGTAAACAAATAACCAGTTGCATTATCGTAAGACCGAGTAACATTAATCGTTGAGTTTCCATTCAAGGAAATTGTGGGTGCTTCATTGTTTAAATAACTTAATCCCAAAAATTCTTGTATTCCATGAGGTGAAACGAAGTTGTATCCAATAAAACCAGGGTTCATGTTGGCCGCGTCAGCAGCGGTCATCAATGATCTAATCGAACGATTCGATTGACCAAATGGGGAATTTTCATATGTATATGATTTGTTTATAAATTTTCGAACTTCATCAAGTGATATGCCAACAGGGCTACTTGTTGCAACGTCTGAGCCGGCGTGCATCTTGAATTTTTTGAATTGATCCTGGCAACTCATTTTTTCTTTTGTATTTTACTGATTACATATTTTAGTATTTCGCTTCTTTTTATATCTTCTGGTCCAAAATAGAAGGTATGTATTCCTTGTTCTTTACTTTCTGCATCATTGAAAAGTGAGTACATATCGGCAAATCCGCTGCGGCCATTAATGTCGCTTTGCATGGGATCACCGCAAATAAGTAATTTGCTGCCCTCGCCAAGGCGGGTCATCAAGGTGGTTAATTCTTTGAATGTAAAATTTTGACTTTCATCCGCGATTACTATTTCGTTTCTCCAACTTGCGCCGCGAAGATAGTTGATTGGCATGCCTTTTATTATTTCTTTTTCTTTTACAATACTTGCTTGGCCAGGAATCAATAGCTCATCTAGTTTTTCGTTCATGGGCATCATGTATGGATTGATTTTTTCGGCCATTTCTCCAGGCAGCGCGCCGAGGCTTTTTTCGCCACTCTCAGCGATTGTGCGTACATATGTGATGCCGCGCTCGTTGTTCATATTGTAAAGTTGTAGAGCGCCGTAGATCGCGACATATGTTTTACTTGTGCCCGCGGGGCCACTGATGAATATTATTTTACTGTCATTATCAAATATAATTTTTAATAATGCTAGTTGTTTATCTGTTAGGCTTACTTTTTTTAGCTTGATGTTTGTTTTTGTTAATGATGCGCGGATTTTTTCGATGTCCGCCTCATTCACGATTTCTGGTTGTTTTTTGCGTCGAGGCATGATATATAATATTGTAATTTATATACACCGTTTTTTTTATTTTTTTGGCGCTTTTTAATTGAGTATTACATAATTTTCATTGATTTTGAAATGGGCGCCGATTTTTTTTGACCCGAACATATATGTAAAATGTTTGAGTGTGAATTGTATATTGAAAAAAGGCACCCCCCGGCTCTATTGTACAATTCGATCGAAAAATGAATTCATTTAATGGGTAGGGTCACACCGGGGCGGGGTAAAATAATTATCTTTTTTTTTGTTTAGGGGTTGACTTTTGTGTGCGTTCTGATACTCTCATACTTATAAACATTAACTTAATAACACAAAAATAATTATGAACTTATACGACACTCTCTTTCTTATCCTTCCTTGGACTATCGTTTTTATCGTGATGCATCGTAGCATCATGAGTAAAGGTATCGATCTCTTTGAAGATGTATCAAAGAAAGAAGAAAAATAAATCATTTTTTTCTTGCGATTACTTGTTTTTTAAACTACCTTATAAATATGAACTTAATACTAGATAACTTAAAAATTGATCAAGTCGACTATGTCGATTCTAATGTTGTAAATGTTTTTTGCTTGTTTGACACAGGTAAAGGTTACTACGAAGGCGGACTAAGTGCTGACGTAGTGGTTAGAGAAGAGGAAGGTTTCATTTTCGCTGATGCGGTAAAAGTTAACTTTGTCGAAGACGAAGACGAAAAAGAAATTGAACTTGCTTTCGATCCAAAGGAGTTAGAGAAAAAGATTGAATACAGCTTGAACAATGTGATAAACAGCCCAATGACTAACGAAAACGAGCGCAACTTAATCGAAGCACTCGGATAAAATAATTGAAAAAAAGTTTGACTTTAACAAAAAAATTCATTAGGTTAAGAGTATGATTAAGAACGAAACACAACCACAAGAAAAAAGTAAATTCCCAAGCATCGACTTGGTCGAGCAACTTGCCAAAGCAGAAGGCAACTTGAAGTTCCTTGCACAAGCTGAAATGGCAAGCTTCACACAAGGCGAGTCTGTACTCGAAGCCCTTCATGCAGTACAGCAAGCAAGTAAGTTCTTTCAACAAATTCAAAAACAAAACGACTTTCAGCTATGAGAAAAGTAACACAACAAATAAAAGAAGCATTCGAACGCCGTGAAGCCAAGGCAGTTGGCAACACAATGACAGACGGCAACGCCGTGTGGTTGCATGGTAATAAGATAGTGCAACGCACCGAAGACGGGCTTGTGCTTGGTAGCCTCGCCGGTTGGAACACGCCAACAACAAGAGAAAGAGTCAATGGAATAACAGGATTGGGTTTCCATCAGAAGAACTTCGAACCTATGCTAAACGGGCAGATCATTGACCCATCCGACTGGTTCGCTGTGGATCAAGGTCCGGCGTTCGGGTAATGGCATAAAGCCCTAAGCATCAACAACTTAGGGTAAACCGCCTACGCGCTTTTTGCGTAACTCGTTGGTATACAGCGACTTACAACAAACCTAAAACTTTTCTTAAAAAAACGAAACTTTTTTTCGTGTGTTTTTGTAACTTGTTTTCTATCAGTGTTTTATGCGACAAACTTTTTTTTCGTTTGGCTTGACTTTTGAAGCTAACTGCATTAGATTGTTTATATGATTAAGATTAAAGATGTAGTAATTGATTACAAACGCAGAATCCTCCAAGTCGAGGGTTTCCACAAAGATGGAGCTGAAACTTTTGTTCTTGCAAGAGTTTATCGTTCACAAAATCGTGTCGCAGTTCCTCTTTCTTCGGTTCGCAAGCATCCACTTTTTGCATAAAAAGCTTGCAATTCACTTTCTTTAATCCTTAACAAATAGAATCTACAATTATGACAAACGAACTAGAAACATTCATGACAGAAGAACTCGGAATTATCGACCGCATTGGAACTGATCCTCTTGAAGGATTGGATCTCTTTGAAGATGTTGGCGGTAACATTTGGAATCTCGACCAAATCATTGTTGCCTTTCACGATAGCAAAAAATAATTCACTTTTTTCTTGCGTAAAATTAGGTTTTAAAGTACTTTAGTAATATGGAAACAAGATTAACTAAAATAACAAAAGTAATGAGCCAAGCTCGCCAACAACAACGCCAAGTGTGGATACTCGATGCACTCATTGCCATTTGGGATGCAGAAGCACTTAAAAAATAACTTTAACCCTTAACCCTTAATAGAAATGTTCTTAGTAAATCCAATTGTAAAAAAAATAAATGTTGTCAAACGAGCAACCTTTTGTAGCGTAAAGATATGGGATCGCCCAAATCAAAAAACTCCTCGTGTTAGAATTGCGAGTATCGACAAGCGTACAGGTAAAGCTCCTTACCTTACAACCATCTTGCGAGAAGAGCAAGACATTGCAGATTGCATCAACTTCAGCGATGTGATCACCACTTACGAGGAAGTCAAGTATGATTAATGTTCATCCGAACCCAAACTTTGCCAATTGGTACAACATTGTACTAAACGGCAAAATAATTGACAACGCCCGCACCTATGCAAAGGCAATGGAAATCGCCAAAAATCTAAGCGCAAAGTGCAAGTCACCAATTCTGTCTTGTAAATAGCTGAACATCAACAACTTAGGGCAAACCGCCCAGGCGCAAATTGCGCAACTCGTTGAACCATAACGACTTACGAAAACTCTAAATTTTTTCTCAAAAAAACGAAACTTTTTTTCGTGTGTTTTTGTAACTTGTTTTCTATCAGTGTTTTATGCGACAAACTTTTTTTTCGTTTGGCTTGACTTTTGAAGCTAACTGCATTAGATTGTTTATATGATTAAGACAAAAAGAATCAAAGTGAAAGAGTGGTCAACTCATACTAATGTTTACATTTATGATCTAGTAAATGGTGGTTTACCACGTTTAAGAAATTCCTCAAGTCAATCTCACTTGAATAAAATCCTAAAAGAAGAAAATGCTTTTGCTTCTCATGTGGAACTAATCACCGCCAACAATGCAAAAGATTCCTCCGGTTGGTCTAAAACTATTCAGTTCAAGCCAATGCAAATCGAATGGAGAGAGACAGAATTCTCCAAAAATAAATCGAAATAAATTTGACTTTGGTTAATGCTTTTGCTAGTTTATATATATGAAAGAAAAATTACTTATAGCAACCTTAATTATCGTTTCCGTTCTTGTATTCATAGGAGAATACAAAAGGCTAAAGTTAGAAACGGAAGCCAATCAAGCAATCATAGAAAAT